TCAAGTACTAAGGTTTATGTGGAGTTGTATAAATATAACGGAGCGTTTACATCAATAGCTAGTAATATTTTAGTTCCAATTAACCTACAAACAAATACAAACACTAATTTATATATTACAAATCTAGCTATTCCACAAACTACTTTATTGGCAACTGACAGGTTTGCAATTAGAGTTATAGCCATTAATTCAAGCGGTGGTCACAGTGTGACATTGCACACTGAAGATGGTAACCTTTGTGAAATACTAACTAATTTTGTTGGGGGTATAGTTTCTATTAACGGAATTACACAGCCAACACAGACATTAGCAGTAGGAACAACAGGTTCAGACTTCGCTATTAATTCAAGTGGAAGTACACACACATTTAATTTACCTTCTGCAAGTGCAACCGCAAGAGGTGTAGTTACAACAGGAAGTCAAACATTTGCAGGAACTAAAACATTTGGTTCAAATATACTTATTCCATCTGTGGGTAGTGAATTAATATTAGGTGTTAGTTCTTCAGGTACGGTCAGTGGTCTTAGTACACTCACACATGCAAGTCCATTTGAATTGACTTATCTAAAAGGAGTTACAAGTGCTATACAAACACAATTTAGTGGAAAGCAACCACTTAATGCAAATCTAACATCAATATCTGCTCTAAGTATTAGTTCTGGACCATCATTCGTAAAAGTAGTTGGCGGAACATATTCTTTAGATTCTAGTACATACCTAACATCAGCAGTTACTACACTATCTGGAGGAACAACAGGGCTGATTCCTAATACTCCTACCACAGGAGCAATTACATTATCAGGAACTTTAGTGGCAGCAAATGGGGGGACAGGGCAGTCGTCTTATACTGTTGGTGACATCCTATACGCATCTACAAGTACAGCTTTATCTAAGTTAGTGGGTGTTGCAACAGGTAACTCTTTAATCTCTGGTGGTATTGGTGTTGCTCCTTCATGGGGTAAGATAGGTCTATCAACTCACGTATCAGGAAACCTACCCGTAACAAACCTTAACTCAGGAACTGGTGCTACTTCATCAACTTTTTGGAGGGGTGATGGTACTTGGGCAGCGGCTAGCGGGGGTGGAGGAAGTGGTACAGTAACATCTGTTGCTGCATTAATACTAACTTCTAATTTTGCGGATAATTTAAGTTCAAGCGTTACAAATAGCACAACAACTCCTGTAATAACATTAAATGTACCTGATGCAGGAGCAGGAGCGAGAGGGGTAATTACAACAGGCACGCAGACAATAGCTGGAGCAAAAACATTTAGTTTTACACCAGCATCATCTGTAACACCTGCTGCTTCAAATAATTCAACATTATTAGCTACGACCGCTTATGTTGATAGACAGGTTGGATTAGGTGGGCCAGCTTACAATATATTAATAACTGTTTTTCCTTCAAATGCAATAACAACTGAGACAAATGGAATGTCTAATGGTATAGCTTATTCTCAAGACGGAAGGAATGTAATGATTAGTAACGTGGCAACAGCAGTTACAATTACCGCAAATACAGTATCAACAAAAAATGATTTTATAGCTAGCTATACTAAAGTCGGGGATGCCAATATATCATTTCAGCTAACTGGAACAGGAAAAACAGAGATAACACCTAACGGACTTATAATGAGTGGAAGCCCTGGCAGCACTGCACTATTGACAAAGAATGGGAATATTTTTTATTTATTAATTAATAACTTACCATAATGAATCCAGCGGTTTATTATTTATCAAGTTTAGAAACTATTATTCCATACGTGCCAACTCCTATTCAAATTGGGAGCCAGGTATGGGATCAAAAAAACCTAAACACAGCAGTATACAGAGATGGAACGACTATACCAAGATTTGGAGCTGGAAGTGGAGCAGCGTGGGCAGCTTTAACAACAGGTGGATATAGGTTCTATAGTAATGATTCTGGAAATGCTAATTTATATGGTAGACTATATAACTGGTATGCTGTCAATGGAATAGATGGTAGTGGCACAACAAAAGACATAGCCCCAGAGGGTTGGAGAGTTGCGACACTGGGTGACTGGCAAACATTGTCAACTTTTTATGGAGGTAACACAGTGTCTGGAGGGCCTCTAAAAGAGTATGATTCTCCAAATTTTAATTATTGGTTAAGCCCTAATACAGGTCAAGTTCCTTCTCCTAATGCATTTAGAGCTAGAGGGGGAGGACTTGCTTATGGGAGTAGTAGCGCTTTTGATAATATAAAGGTGGCTGGGTACTGGTGGCCAATTGGGGCTACTGCTGATAGGCAAGCCCTCATGCTTTACAATTCGGCTGCATTGAATCTTACTTCATTGCAAGGAGACGCTAATAGAGGTTACTCTGTCAGACTAATTAAAGAAGATGTAACTGTACAAGGATTTACTGTATCTATAAGTGATTTGAATGCACTATCTACTACAGGTACTGGAACATTTGGGGATGTACCAAATACGCCAGGCTTTATAGAGAAAGGGATATGCTGGTCAACATCAAGCGTCCCTAATAGATTTGTGGATTCTTTTGTAACTGCTGACAATATTAATAAAACTACCTATAGTTTAACAGCATCACCGTTACTTGCGAGTACTGTATATTATGTTAGAGCTTATATAAAATTAGATGCTACAGATATTAGATACTCAACTAATATAGTGCCATTTACAACATTGTCTGGAGCGCCAGTATCTATATCCACAACTGCAGTAAGCAATGTTGGATCTACAACAGCAACTAGCGGAGGAACGATAACAGACAATGCATCATATCAAACAACAGAAAAAGGTGTTTGTTGGAATACAACGGGTCTACCTACAATTGCCAACTCTAAAACAACTCAAGGCATAGGTGGCGGTACTTTTGTAAGTTCTATTACTGGATTATTAATAGCAACCACTTATTATGTTAGATCTTATTGTACTAATGCTGCTGGAACCTTCTATGGCAATGCTTTAGCCCCGTTTACAACATTACCTTCGGCTAATTCCAAGCCAATATTTGGGGTATACGCTGCTTACCATGCATACTCCTTGAGATTAGTAGGGCAAGGTTACACAGGTTTTTGTGTTAGGGTTAAAAGACAAATTTCTGGCGCAAATGCTTTTGCTGACTTAAGATTTAATGGAACTTCACTAAATAGTACCATCAGCATGGACAGTGTAGTTGTTCCAGTATCTGGAACTTCAGCAACTACTTTAGGACAGTTTGCAGCAAAGACAGGATATCCAAATCCTGATGGTATAGCCAATAATCAAAATATTGTAATAAGTACCTGGTATGATCAAAGCGGAAATAATAAAGACTTGGTACAGACTGTTTTTACTGGTTCTCCATGGATTGTAACTAATGGAAATTTGGAAATAAAAGAAGGTAATGTTGCTGCTAGATATGCTGGAGGGCAATCACTTAATTTAACCGACTCTAGTATACCTTTGAATAACTTGTCTTGCTATGTGGTTAGTAATTTCACGTTAACTACTGCAAATTCAGCTGCATACGGGTTAGGAATTACTAGTGGAACTAATAGATTATTAATACCAAGAGATACAGCAATAGGTTATAATACTTTAAACACTTTTCCTATTACTGGAATGACAGCAAATGTAGATAGATTATATGAATTAACGTGTGGTGTATCTACTACAAGCGGTTATTCAAATGGAACACAATTAAGCCCTGCAACAGTTACTTCTATGAGTGGTACTAGTAGTCAAATTAGACTTGGTAGTAATGGTAGTGTAGTATATCTAAACGGATATATAAAAGAGGCAATAGCAATAATAGGAGATTCTGGCACAACTAGAACAGATATAGAAACAAACATTAACACATACTACTCAATATGGTAACAATTAGCACAAACAAGGAGATTGACATTCGGAATACTACCTACGAAGTAATAGATAGTAAAATAATTAGTCTATCAATTCAAAAGATTGAACAGGACATTAATGGTGTAACAGCTACTGGGTTCTACTATTATACAGATGATGATGGTATGTTGGTAAAGCTAAAGGATAACAGGACATATATGTCTTGGGATGAGATAGCTGAGGTAGAGTTTAATGTTCTACAGCCGATGACTGACGTTAACTACAAGGAGGCAAACTTCGAGAGGTTGATGACATTTACAATACTTAGGTTGACTCAGGAGTCTGGTCAAAACTTTGGTATTAACATCGAAGACTGGGATATATAATGATACTGTTTATACTAGCGTATGTACTCTACTTGCCACTAAGTATAGTCAACTGGTTATTTGTCAAGAACAAGTCTGGATACTTCAAGAGTTCTGCTATCAACTTAGACAAGTTTGGTAATAGAGAGTTCAGGACACTGTTTAACAAGACACTTGCAACTGGACATAGGTTTGGAGATATAAACGAGACCATATCTAGCGTTTTAGGAAAGAATCAGTTAACAAACACCCTCACAAAGGGTGGTAAGATGTTAGTATGGATACTGGATAAAATAGATAAAGACCACGCATTAAAATCAATAAATAAATAACTATCTTTGTAAAAAAAATCAAATGAAAACAATTACAGAACAAGAATTAGAAGAATTAAGAAGAGTAAACTCAGAGTTTAACTCTCTTAAGGGAAAGATCGCAGACGCAGAGATTGAAATCAAGAAACTTAACGTATTCAAGGAGGACGTGTTCTCTAAACTAGAGACGGTGTCAATTGACTTCAAGGAGCAAGAAAAGAAACTATTAGACGTTTACGGAAAAGTAAACATAAACCTACAAACAGGAGAGATCACAGATGACAAAAATTAGCCAGTACCCAGAGATATCAGCACCAGATGTTGACGACTTATTAATAGGAACGGATGTTGAGAACAGTAACGCCACTAAGAATTTTACTGTTCAGAGTATTATTGATTTAAAACCAACTCCTACATTACAACAAGTTGTAACTGCCAATAATTCTATAACAGTACCTTCTGGAACTGCTAAAGCAATTAATATAACTCTTGCAAACAATTCAACACTATATCAAAACGGAGTGGTTGTTACGGTTCCTCAACAAACAGGTGTTTATCCAACTTATAATCCAGCCCCAGATGCTTTTATGGCAATATTAAACGGGCAAAATCCTGGGACTTTAACTGGTTCTCCAGTTGGGTTTCTTGCTGATGCAACTGGAGCTGACAATTATGGTTTCTTGGCTGATTTAAGAACGGGAGCATCTACTTCTGTTGGTTGTGAAATAAGGAGTTTTGACTCTCATACTGGTAATTTGTATACGGGAGCTAAATATATCAATGATGTGCGTTCAGATGTATTTAAAGTAGATAATGATGGAGATACAACAGCAAAATCATTTATTAAAACAGGTGGCACTTCTACTCAGTACTTAATGGCTGATGGGACTGTATCTGTTGGAGGTAGTGAAATTACTAAGGTATTAAAGACGACTATAACTAGTGCTCAGGTGTTGCAGTTATTTACAACGCCTGTTACTATATTAAATAGTAGTAATCCTCTAACAGTTGCATATCCTATAAGTGTCTATGTAAAAAGAAATATAGGAGATCCATATACATTAGCTTCAAGTAGTTTTTCTGTAATTAATGATTTTGGAACAACAATGTCCGCTAATTTAAACCCAAATCCATTAGGGAATACAGAAGGATATTTCCAGTCTGCAATATCATTATCTCAAAACCTTTCTGGATCTGGTGCATACAAAAATGTATTATATAAATTAAAAGCAAATACAGGGGATCCAACCTTAGGTACTGGAGATTTAGATGTATATGTTACCTATGTAGAGATTACATTATAATGAATGATATCAGAAAAATCTCAATAGGACCCAACTACAAGAGTGATGCAATGCATTACCTGGTTGGGCAGGAGGTTCTCGATAAGACTTATGTTATACACTCTATACTGCTAGACAACAACACTGGATGTGTAAAGGTGTGGATAGAGAAGAATGCTGAGGTGTTCTGCTGGAAGGAGTTCAACATTAATATGCCAATTTCTCTAGAGTATAACATAAACTTCTGATGAGATCACCAGACATGTTTGTCGTCCGACCATTAGATGGTAGGCGATACGATAATATAAAAAACATTAGTGGTGTTGACTTTATAACTAGCGTGTCTAAGGAGGATCATACGGTGTCCAATAGGCTCGCAGAAGTTGTAAGTATACCGATAACTTACGACGGAAATGTAAAAGTTAGCGATATACTTTTAGTTCACCATAACGTGTTTAAGGTATACTACGACATGAAGGGTCGGGAGAAGAGTGGTGCCAGCTTCTTTAAGGACGACCTGTTCTTTATAGACGACGAGCAGTACTTCATGTACAACCATAACGGTGAGTGGAACACGCACTCCAGGTACTGCTTCATCAAGCCAATGAAACAGAAGGATTCTACCATAAACAAGAACAGCAAGGAGGAGCCACTGATGGGTACCATTGTCTATATAAATCAAGAGTTGCTAGACCTTGGTCTGAGCATTGGAGATGAGATCTCGTTTGAGCCAGACAGTGAGTACCCATTCTATATAAACGACGAGAAGCTGTACAGGATGACCACCAAAAACATTACAATCAGATGGATCACAACATAATAAAACAGAAGATCATCGCAGCTGGATACAAGGCAGTTAATGAGTTAATAAAGGTTGCAGAGGACGAGATTATAACTGGTATGGATACGGACCTTTCTGCGGATAAACTAAAGAACGCGGCAGCTACGAAACGCTTGGCAATCGAGGATGCCTTCCAGATACTTAACAGAATAGAGCAAGAGAACGACAAACTGACCGAGGAGGTCAAGGTATCGGAACCTAAAATACAGGGATTTGCAGAAAAAAGATCAAAATAATCTATACACAAGGCTTAGCGAGTTCCTTCCTGCTAACACCATACACATGAAGAACAAGGCAAAGTCTTGGGCCTATGGTTATGACGAGAAGCACGACCTTGTGGTAATATCTAAGGACGGAACTATAGGTGACATATACGAGATAAATGGTCTCAATATAGCACTACCATCCGTCCCAAAAGAAGTGTATAAAAGGGACGAGAAGAGGGAGAACCAGTACTGGGAACCAGCTGACTACCCAAGAGAGCTATCAAATATAAAGTCTATATTCCAGTGGCACACGATGTCTAAGGAGTTCAAGGCCAAGTGGGTTGACTATATAGAGGGTGAGTTTGACCGTAGAGAGAACGGGTTCTTCTTCAAAAACAACGGCATCGACACGTACATAACTGGGTCTCAGTACATGTACCTACAGTGGACAAAGATTGACGTCGGTCTTCCAGACTTCAGGGAGGCAAACAGGATATTCTTTATATTCTGGGAGGCATGCAAGGCTGACGACAGGTGCTTCGGTATGACCTACCTTAAGATCAGACGTTCTGGATTCTCGTTTATGGGATCAAGCGAGCTTGCTAACCTAGGAACACTTGCAAAGGACTCAAGACTTGGTATACTGTCAAAGACTGGTAACGATGCCAAGACAATGTTTACGGACAAGGTTGTACCCATAGTGAACAACTACCCATTCTTCTTCAAGCCTATACAGGACGGTATGGACAAGCCAAAGACAGAGCTGGCGTTCAGGGTTCCTGCATCAAAGATTACCAAGAAGAACATGTACGAGGATGGTGAGGTTGAGATTGAGGGTCTTGACACCACAATCGACTGGAAGAACACAGGAGACAACTCGTACGATGGTCAGAAGCTACAGCTGCTGATACACGACGAGAGCGGTAAGTGGCTCGCGCCAGATAACATCTTGAACAACTGGAGGGTTACAAAGACCTGTCTACGATTGGGTAGCAGGATCATCGGTAAGTGCCTAATGGGGTCAACACCTAACGCTCTTGCAAAGGGAGGTTCTAACTTCAAGAGGCTGTACGAGGACTCAAACATAAAGACAAGGAACAACAACGGACAGACCAAGTCTGGTATGTACTCGCTGTATATACCGATGGAGTGGAACTTTGAGGGTTACATAGACATCTACGGCATGCCAGTGTTCAGAGAGCCAGCAAAGCCAGTACAGAGTATAGACAGGTCCATGATAAGGACAGGGGCAGTTGACTACTGGGAGAACGAGGTGGAGTCACTCAAGGGAGACGCTGACGCTCTCAACGAGTTCTACAGGCAGTTCTCAAGGACGGAGTCTCACGCGTTCAGGGACGAGAGCAAGTCTTCCATATTCAACCTAACAAAGATATACCAGCAGATAGACTACAACGACTCACTTATAAGGGATAGGGTTCTCACGCGTGGATCTTTCAGTTGGCTCAACGGAGAGAAGGACACGAGGGTTGTGTGGACACCAGACTCCAGGGGTAGGTTCCTGGTGTCGTGGATACCTAGCAGCCAGATGCAGAACAACGTCATAAACAAGAACGGGATGAGGCACCCAGGCAACGACCACATCGGTGCGTTTGGTTGTGACCCGTACGACATATCTGGTACAGTTGGTGGTGGTGGATCCAACGGATCACTTCACGGTCTGACCAAGTTCAATATGGACGACGCACCTAGCAACCACTTCTTCCTTGAGTACATAGCGAGGCCACAGACAGCAGAGATATTCTTTGAGGAGGTTCTTATGGCGTGTGTGTTCTACGGGATGCCTATACTTGTAGAGAATAACAAGCCAAGGCTGCTGTACCACCTAAAGAACAGGGGTTACAGGGGGTTCTCCATGAACAGACCAGATAAGCACGTAACGAACCTCTCTAAGACAGAGAAGGAGCTTGGTGGTATACCTAACTCATCAGAGGACGTTAAGCAGTCTCACGCGGCTGCAATTGAGTCGTACATAGAGAAGTACGTTGGACTAGACATGGAGGGCACGTACAGGGACTCTGACGAGATGGGCGACATGTACTTCACGAGAACGATTGAGGAGTGGGCCAAGTTTGATATAAACAACAGGACAAAGTTTGACGCTGCAATCAGCTCTGGACTAGCTATAATGGCTAACCAAAAGAATGTGTACCTTACGGCAAAAAAAGAATCGAAATTAAGCATTACCTTTGCGAAATATAATAACAATGGAAGATATAGTGAAATTATAAGATGAAGGAAGTAACTATTAAAATAAATCCTGCCAGCTTTCCTGACCAGTTTGCGTCAGATAGAGAAAAGGAGACATATGAGTATGGACTACAGATTGGGCAATCCATTCAATATGAGTGGTTTAGAAAGGATAACACTAACTCAAGATTTTATAATCAGTGGGGAGACTTCCATAGATTAAGACTATACGCAAGGGGAGAGCAGTCGGTGGCCAAGTACAAGAACGAGATGGCTGTTGACGGTGACCTTAGTCACCTGAACCTGGACTGGACTCCAGTTCCTATCATACCAAAGTTTGTTGACGTTGTTGTTAACGGAATGAATGACAGACTGTTCAAGGTTAAGGCATACGCACAGGACTCGATATCACTACAGAAGAAGACCAAGTATCAGGACATGATTCAGGCAGACATGCTGTCAAAGGATATCCTTACAGACATTAAGAACAACCTAGGCGTTGACGCGTTTGATACAAACCCAGAGGAGCTTCCAGAGAATGACGAGGAGCTTGCTCTGTACATGGAGCTTAAGTACAAGCCAGCGATAGAGATTGCTGAGGAGGAGGCCATCAACACGATTCTAGATCAGAATAAGTACAACGAGACAAGAAAAAGAATAGACTACGACATTGCCACGCTAGGAATTGGTGTTGCAAAGCACATGTTCCTTCCAGGAGCAGGGGTTAAGATTGAGTACGTAGACCCAGCAAACATAGTATACAGCTACACAGAGGATCCAAACTTTAAGGACTGCTTCTACTGGGGAGAGATCAAGACAGTTCCAATAACAGAGCTTGTAAAGATAGACACTACCTTAACTAATGAACAACTTGAAGAGATTTCTAAGTATAGTCAGTCTTGGTACAACTATAATAATTCATCCCAGTTTTATAACAACAGCCTCTTTAGTAAGGACTCTGCTACACTGTTATATTTTAACTATAAGACAACCAAGAAGATAGTATACAAGAAGAAGAACCTTGATAACGGAAACTTTAAGATAATTGACAAGGAAGACACGTTCAATCCTCCACAGGAGATGATGGACGAGGGTAACTTTGAAAAGATTGAGAAGACTATAGACGTTTGGTACGATGGTGTTATGGTTATGGGAACTAACATAATGCTTAAGTGGGAGCTGTCTCGCAACATGGTCAGACCTAAGTCTGCATCTCAGTATGCAATACCTAATTACGTGGCTGTAGCACCAAGGATGTACAAGGGATCTATAGAGTCACTAGTTAAGAGGATGATACCATTTGCTGACCTTATACAGGTTGTACACCTAAAGCTGCAGCAGGTTATATCTAAGGTTGTTCCTGACGGTGTATTCATTGACGCAGACGGTATAAACGAGGTAGACCTCGGAACTGGATCGGCATACACACCAGAGGACGCGCTCAGACTGTACTTCCAGACTGGTAGTGTTATCGGTAGGAGCTACACTGGAGATGGTGAGTTCAACAACGCAAGGGTTCCAATACAGGAGCTTAACTCTAACAGTGGACAGGCCAAGATATCTAGCCTTGTAGGAAGCTACAACCACTACCTAGGAATGATTAGGGATGTGACTGGTCTTAACGAGGCACGTGACGGCTCTATGCCAGATCCAAACTCTTTGGTTGGAGTACAGAAACTAGCGGCACTTAACTCGAACACAGCTACAAGACACATACTAGAGTCTAGCTTGTACATAACTAAAACACTGTCAGAGGCTATATCGTATAGGGTTGCTGACATACTAGAGTACTCAGACTTTAAGGATGAGTTTATTCTACAGATTGGTAAGTACAACGTGAGTATACTTGAAGACATTAAAGATCTCTATATATATGACTTTGGTATATTTATAGAGGTTGCACCAGACGAGGAGGAGAAGGCTCAGCTAGAGGCTAACATTCAGATGGCTCTGTCTAGGGATGCTATATATCTAGAGGATGCGATAGACATCAGAGAGATCAGAAACCTCAAGCTGGCTAACCAGTACCTTAAACTTCAGAGAAAGAAGAAGGAGGAGACCATTCAGAAGAACCAACAGGCCCAGCAGGAGATGCAGGGCAAGATTCAGCAGCAGTCACAGCAGGCAGCAGCTCAGAACGCGTTACAGGCTATACAGGCAGAGACACAGTCCAAGATGCAGATCAAGCAGGCAGAGGTTGGTTTTGATATTGAGAAACTAAAACAGGAGGCACAGCTTAAGATGGAGTTAATGAGGATGGAGTTTGATCTAAACATGCAGCTAAAGGGTGTTGAGACAGAGCAGATGAGTCAGAAGGACACTCTTAAAGAAAAGGCTAAGGACAAGAGAATAAGCATACAGAATACACAGCAATCAAAGTTAATTGACCAGCGTAAGAATAACCTTCCACCAGTAAACTTTGAGTCGAATGAGGATAGCTTGGACGGATTCGATATGGCTGAATTTGAACCAAGATAAATAACTAACTTTGCAAAAAAAATAAAAATGAGTACAGTACCATCAGGAACAAGATTTATAGGTATAGCAGAAAATGTTAACCTTACAGAAAGAAAGTCAGCAGTGTTAAATTCAGACACACAGGCTTATACCATTCAAGACTTAGCAGACACAGTTGGTGTTGGATCACAGGGACCACAAGGAGTTCAAGGACCTGCTGGACCTCTAGGACCAGTCGGACCTGCTGGATTAAACTGGCAAGGTGCATGGGTTTCGGGAACTTCTTATGTTGCAGATGATGCTGTAGGATACAACGGAGCGTCTTACTTCTGTATACTAGCAACTTCTGGAACTACAACTCCAAACCTAGCTACAACAAACTGGGCACTGTTAGCCTCTCAAGGAGCACAAGGTGTTCAAGGAGTGCAGGGACCTACTGGTGCTCAGGGAGCAGCTGGTGGAGCGGCTACAAAAACTAATGGTATAATGTATCTTGATCCAAGTGATTCACCATACCAAACGCTTAGTTATGATATAAATAGAATTAATTTAGGCGGAACAGGGTTTAGTGGGGTATATTTACCAGCTTCTGCTCCAATAGGTAAAGAAATAAGTGTGTTTTTAGAAGTTGGAACTAATCAATTAACTATATTTGGTGATATAGTATTAAATTTACCATTTCCATTCTTGATGGGTTCTGCAAATCAACAAACAGGACCTTTTACAATTTTTTCTAGCGAATCTTATGTTTTTATTAGTTTAGGTAGTGGTTTATGGAAAGTTAATACTATATCCAGAACTATAATGCCTGGTTCTGCCGCTAGAACAAATATTTCAAATTCTACTATAAATGGATCAAATATATCTGTTCAAAATACAGTTAATTCAGATTCAGTTGTTGTAAATACAAATAATGTAAGATTTGGTAAAAATAGCGGAGGTTTAAAAACAATAACGCTACAACTACCTACTTCTGTTTCTGCAAATAGAATTCAAAGTCTTCCAGATGCTGATGGAACTGTTGCTTTGAAAACATCTAACGAAACAGTTATATTGTTGTCCTATGACGGAACAGATTTTACATACACTAATGTTATTAATGAGTTAGGTGTTACAATTACATTTTCAGTTATAAGTGGTACTTTATATTGCACATTATCATCAAGTGTTTTGACTTCGGGTAAGACAATAGTATGGGCTGGTTCTTTTGTTGAATTTGGTGGATATTTAAGCGCAGGAAATAGAGCATCTAATAATATAGCTACAATATCTCTTACAAATACAAATGGAACTAACAATACATTTCCAACATCATTTACTGATTTACCTGTAAGAATACAAGTTTACAATTAATTAAAAATCAAATCAAATGGAAAATTTCACAGTTAGAGACCTAGGAGTCTCTGAGCAAAAGTCTATTCAAGAGGTAGAGCAACAGTTGTTAGATCAACACAAGGAAAAGTTTAGTCAGGAGAAAGAGGAGCCGATTATTACAACTGAACAAGTTGAAGAGGTAGGACTAAAGGATGAGGATGTACTCTCGTACATTAAGAACAGATACAATAAGGAGGTAACATCAATTGATGAGTTATTTCAAAAGAGGGAGGAAGCAGAGGAGTTGCCAGGCGACGTGTCTGCATACTTCAAATATAAGAAAGAGACTGGACGTGGGATAGAAGACTTTGTTAAGTTAAACAGGGACTACAGCTCAATGGATTCAGACTCATTGTTGGCAGAGTACTACTCACAGACAGATGAAGATCTGGACTCTGAGGATATCGCTTATATGATTGAAGACAAGTTCTCGTATGACGAGGATTTAGACGATCCAAAGGATATAAAGAAGAAGGAACTCGCCAAGAAGAAAGAGCTTGCCAAGGCTAAGAAGTACTTTGAGGATTCAAAGGAGGCATATAAGATACCAGTTGAGTCAGCTGGAGGTCTTGTCTCTGAAGATGAGAAGGAGACTTACAACGCCTACAAGAAATACGTTCAAGATTCGCAGAGTCAACAAGAAGAAAATTACAGAAAATCTGAGTATTTTCAAAAGAAGACGGAGGAGCTTTTCTCTGATGATTTCAAAGGTTTTGATTTCGTTATAGGAGATAAGACAGTTAAGTTTTCACCTGGAGATGTTAAGGAGACTAAGAAAATTCAGTCAGATGTTTCAAACTTTATATCTAAGTATATAGATGCAAATGGAATGATATCTGATCCTGTTGGTTACCACAGATCATTAGCAGCTGCTATGAACCCAGAGAAGATGGCCACGTTCTTTTACGAACAGGGCAAGGCTGAGGCGTTATTAGATAATGCAAGAAAAATTAAGAACATTGATATGGATACTAGAAACGTACCACAATCAATCAGCCAGTCTGGATTTAAAGTTGTAGCTACTGAAAGTGACAGCGGAAGAGGACTAAAAATAAAAAGTAATAGAAACATTTAAAACACAAAAACATGCCAGCACAAGTAGCAAGTACCCCAGGGTTCGCATTACAACCAAGCGCAACGAGACAAACTCTTGCAACAAATTACATCACGGACTTCAACTTCTTGAACCAGTATCTTCCTGATACTTACGAGAAAGAGTTCGAACGATATGGAAATCGCTCAGTAGCATCTTTCTTAAGAGCTGTTGGAGCTGAGATGCCATCTACATCAGACCTTATCAAGTGGGCTGAACAAGGGCGTCTACACACTAAGTACGTAAACTGTGCCTCTGGAGCAGCAGCTGGAGCTGATACTGCAACAATCACAGTTTCTGACACATTGATCCCATCTTCTAACCAATCTGGTACTTCTAGAATTGCATTTAAAGTTGGACAAACGGTATTGATTTCTGACAATACAGCTGCCTCTGTTAAATCTAACAAGGGTATCATCACAGCTGTGTCTTCTTCTGCAAACACATTTGATGTTGCATACTATGCAGCTGCAGGTCAAACATTTGCAGCTACAGATACTGTAAGCTGTTTTGTTTACGGTTCTGAGTTTAGAAAAGGAACTTCTGGAGTTACAGAGTCTGTTGAGGCTTCTGACTCTATCTTCTCTAACAGCCCAATCATTATCAAAGAGAAGTACGCTGTTACTGGATCTGACATGGCACAGATTGGATGGATTGAGGTTACAACTGAGAACGGTGCTACAGGTTTCTTGTGGTACATCAAATCAGAGCACGAGACTCGTCTACGTTTCGAGGACTACTTAGAGATGTCTATGATCGAGGCAGTTCCTGCTGAGACAGCTTCTGGAGCTATTGCTACTACTGGATCTGTAGGAAACAAAGGATCTGAGGGTATGTTCTACGTTATTGGAAATAGAGGTAACGTATTCAGTGGTGGTAACCCAACCGCATTGTCTGACTTTGACTCTATCATCACAAGACTTGACAAGCAAGGTGCTATCGAGGAGAATGTATTGTTCATCAACCGTCAGTTCTCTTTCGACATTGACGATATGTTAGCAGCTCAGAACTCTTACGGAGCAGGTGGTACATCTTACGGTTTGTTTGATAACGACAAGGAGATGGCATTGAACTTAGGGTTCACAGGTTTCCGTAGAGGTTATGACTTCTACAAGACTGACTGGAAGTACTTGAACGACGCTTCATTAAGAGGTGGTATTGTTGGTGGTGCTATCAATGGTGTATTAGTTCCAGCTGGATCTACTACAGTATACGATCAGGTTCTTGGTAAAAACGCTAAACGTCCATTCTTACACGTACGTTACAGAGCTTCTGAGACAGAAGACAGACGTTACAAGACTTGGATCACAGGTTCTGCAGGTGGAGCACAAAACTCTAGCTTAGATGCAATGGAGGTTTACTTCTTATCTGAGAGAGCTTTATGTACATTAGGAGCTAATAACTTCTTCTTGTTCACAAACTAGAATAAATAGTTAGGGATGCGGCGGTAATCGCCGCATTCTTTTTAATAAATTAAATCACATCAAATGAAAAATCAAGCAGTACCAGTAGATAAGATCTACATTCTAAAGGGAGACTCAACTCCACTTACTTACATGTTGTCATCAAGGAATACACGTAGAGCACCTCTACTTCACTTCGATGGAACATCAAACAGGGCATTACGATATGCTATAAACCAGAAGACACCATTCGAAGAAGAACAGGACGGAAACTCTATACTAGAGCCAATTGTCTTTGTTGATGGGGCACTAATTGTTCCTAAAACAAATCCTGTACTACAGTACTTCTTATCACTACATCCTGGATATGGACAAGTGTTTGAGGAGGTTAATAATGAGAAAGATGCTACAAGCGATATCGAATACTTTAATGCAGAACTAGACGCTCAGATAGCAGCTAGAGACTTAAATGTTGAGATGCTAGAGGCAGTGGCCAGAGTTTTATTAGGGGCTAATATTGAGAAGATGTCTACAGCAGAGCTTAAGAGGGACGTGTTTGTTTATGCAAGGTCGTACCCATCAGACTTCTTAAGTATGCTCAACGACCCAATGTTAAAGTTACAGAATACCTGCGCTAAGTTCTTTGAGTACAATATAATTGTTATGAAGAATAAGGACAGAGACATCTACTTTAACTTACCACAAAACAAGAAGAAGATACTTACCGTTCCATACGGAGAGGATAAGAACTACATACTGGCATCATACCTTCAGACAGACGAAGGGATTGAGGTCTTAAAGTTACTAGAAAATAACATCAAGTAATTCAAACTAAACACTCCAAAATAAGGGGTGTTTTTTTTTGCTATCTTTGTAAAAAGTTTTTAGCATGATAGATTCAGTAAGAAATACGGTGCTCTCTGCTGTAAATAAAAATAATTTTGGCTATATAACACCAGATGATTTTAATTTATTTGCAAAGCAGGCACAGATAGATATATTTGAAGATTATTTCTACCAGTACAATACCTGGATAAATAAGATGAATAACAGACAGTCTGGGACTGGATATGCTGACATGATAAGATTAGCCGAGGACGTAATAGACAGCTTCTCTTCAACAGCTACTCTTGCCTATGCATCTAGTAAGTTTGCACTTCCTAGTGACTACTACTACATAAACACAATTAGGTACGGATCAAAGGAGGTAGACAGGGTTTCACAAGATAAGGCATTAAATCTTTTATCTTCAAACCTAACATCGCCGTCTACTCTTTATCCAGCATACACGCAGGAGGGTAACAATATAACTGTATATCCAAGCACAATTATAACCAATGTAAAGTCTCAGTATATAAGGATTCCAAAGGACCCTAAGTGGACGTATGCAATGGTTAACGGTTCCCCTATATTTAACCAGAACAATGACTACCAGGACTTTGAGTTGCCACTTACTGACGAGCCTCTGCTTGTTGCTAAGATACTTATGTATGCTGGACTATCTATAAGAGAGGCTGACGTGTACCAGTTTGGTAATGTTGAGCAGACTAATAACAAACAAACACAGGGATAATAATGGCATACTTAACTGGATATCAGTACTATGAGAATGAAGGGAACAACCCAGAGGGAGAGAACTGGGGATCCTATCAGTACACGTCTTTGGATGATGTAGTGAATAACTTCATGCTGATGTATGTTGGAAACGACAAGTTAATTAACAACGTCTCTAGATACAACGTGCTGTTCCACGCAAAGAGAGGGATACAGGAGGTAAACTACGACGCACTTAAGGAGATAAAGGTTCTTGAGATAAGCATATGTGATGACCTTAAGTTTGTTCTACCAGACAACTACGTGAACTACGTAAGGATATCACTATATAAAGATGGTGTTCTTCGTCCACTGACAGAGAACATCCAGACAAACTACAGCAACAGCTACCTTCAGGACAACAACTGTAGGGTACTGTTTGACCAGGACGGAGATGTTCTAGAGGGAACCTCTATAATGGACAACGACAGGATCACAAACCAGCAGAGAACAATGTACCCAGGATCTGGTCCATTCAGTGGAAGAGAGGGCTTCAACTACAACGGCATGTGGTACTTCGACTACCCTATAGGGTCTCGTTTCGGTCTTAACACTGAGACTGCTAACATAAACCCTACATACAGAATAGACAAGAAGTCTGGGGTCATAAACTTTGGATCTGGAATGGCTGGAGAGCTTTGTATCCTTGAGTACGTATCAGATGGTATGGAGGAGGGAGAAGACTCTAAGGTGAGCATAAACAAGATGGCCGAGGAGTTCCTATACGCACACATAAAGTACCAGATACTGTCATCTAAGTTAGGTGTTCAGGAGTACGTGGTACAGAGAGCAAAGAAAGAAAGAACAGCTATACTAAGGAACACTAGAATTAGATTAGGAAACATTCACCCAGGTAGACTCCTCATGAATATGAGTGGTAAAGATAAATGGATTAAATAGGTATGGCAAATACACTAGAGACAGCTGAGGCATTATTCTACGCTGGAAGAATGAACAAGGACCTTGACGAGAGATTTATTAAACAAGGCGAGTATATCGATGCCTTGAATGTAAGGATAGGATCTTCAGAGCTTGGTTCAACCACGAACTCAGATCTAGGGAGTGCTGGTGCCATAGAGAACACTGAAGGGAACACTTCGTTAACAAACATACAGTACGTAAGTAGTGATGCAAAGTGCATTGGTGCCTATGAGGACAGTTCAAACGAGACTATATACTGGTTTGTAACGTCTACTGATGCCGACCTTGTACTCTCGTATAATGTAAACAATGGTATTACAACAAATCACCTAGTATCTCTGTCATCAAATCCTATACTTAACTTTGATAGCAAGCATCTTATAAATGGTATAAATAAGATTGACGACTTATTATTTTGGACGGACAACTTAAACCCACCAAGGAGAATTAACGTAACAAAGACTTACAACAACTTTGATGAGAGTGACATATCTGTGATAGTTGCTCCTCCAATGAGTGCGCCAAGCGTTTCGTTATATAATAGTTCTGGAGAGGAGAACTATATACTAGATAAGTTTATATCTTTCTCTTACAGGTACAAGTACGACAATGGAGAGTACAGCTCGTTGTCTCAGTTTGCAGATATAGCGTTTGAGCCAGGAGAGTTTGAGTTAGACTATACTAACTTTACCAATGTAGGGATGACTAACTCGTTTAATTCTGTGCTAATAGAGTTTAACACTGGACCTAAACAGGTAGTTGGAATTGATGTGTGTTTTAAGACTTCAGACTCAAACATAATAAATGTTATAGAGAAGTTTGACAAGAGTAAGGAGGGATGGTTCGATAACAGACCAATGCCATTAGTATTTACAAATAGAAAGATATATACAACGCTTCTAGAGAGCGAACTGCTTAGATTATACGATAACGTTCCTAGGACTGCAAAGGCCCAGACATCTATTGGAAACAGAATAATGTACGCCAACTATGTGGACGGTTACGATGTTGGAGAGATTGACTACTCACTACAAGTTATAAGTAGTGATCCAGAAGACAGCTCACTTGAAGTTACTTATACTAGTGGAATACCTTATGCAATAGATCCTACATCAGGTTTAACTATACCAGGTTCAAATTTAAACATAGACTTCTCTAACAATCTATTAAAGAAGAACTTTGTACTTACAATAGACTTTAACATAATAAGCGATTCATACTCTGGAGATTCTAATTTTGATGATCCGCCAAACTCTCCAGGTCCTGGAGCCTCAAATAATTTTTCATATCAGTTTTCTTTCTTGTTACAAAAGGATTATACCTCTGTATGGGATTTAGCTAACAGTCAGGAGTTCATAGACGCTGTGTCTACACACAAGCCATACGCTGATGCAAATCCTCCGTTGTCTCTTACAGATACCTTTAATGCTGACAAGGTTGGAAAAATAGCTGTAGATCCATACAGTGAGTGGTTTGATATAAACAGCGGTATAACTGCTATAGATGGATCATTTTTAATTAGTGCCTCAATAGGCAGCAATATACTTGGTATACAGTGCCCAGCTGTTAAGTTTAGAACAGAATTCCCAGTAGAGTCTGGAACTTTTTTATACGGGTACCAGTACTTTAGTAATTCAGTCACGGATGTATACTTTGCAGAACTAGGAGCCAAGAAGAGTCTACATAGTAATAGGGACTACGAGGTTGCTATTGTTTATATGGACGATTACTTGAGGAGCTCTACAGCACTTGTTGATACTGATAATACTGTATTTATAAATGCGTCAAACTCAGCCAGTATAAATAGTATTAGGGTAACACTAAATAATTTACCACCGTCTTGGGCAACAAAGTATAAGTTTGTTCTAAAGCAGTCTGTTTCTTCTTACGAGACCGTATATACAAATCTTTTCTTTAAGGACGACCAGGGCAACACATGGTTTAGATTAGAGGGTGATAATAGACAGAAGGTTTCTGAGAATCAAACTCTTATAGTTAAAAAAGATACCATTGGTGTTGTATCTAATTTAGTGAATACAACTGTTCTAGAGCTAGATACAAAGGCAGAGGACTTCATAAGTAACAACGAGAATGAAAACGGAGATCTAATAATTGAACCAGCTGGTCTGTATATGAGGCTTAGACCTTCTGGATTTACAGCTGAGTATGACCCTAACTCGTTTAGGTATGACGGGGTTAAAACTGATAGAGACTATACAGACTACTACTTTGACGAGTTAAATCCAGATTTTATTCCAGGTGATCCAATAGATCCAGAAAACAGAAAGTATAGACCGTTTTCGGTTCCAGCAGGAAGTCAGATTAAATTTATAATTCGTATGGCCAGAGACGGAACTGGAGACCGCTGTAACGACTTTAGTTATGACTATGAAAAGACATTTATAGCTAATCAAGACTATGAAAATATGTTTGAGTGGTATCTTGACCAGGGAGTAAACTTTGATGATGGTACGTTTGGAGGTAATAATGAACGTCCTGTAAATACACAGTTTTATACATTTAAAGACTATAACGTGGCTATGGGTTCGTTATACGGAGAAATGGTTAGTAATTACTTCTTTCAGGCTGAGAATGGGTTTAATGGAGGTGTAAATATAGAATTTAATCAGGGAAGGCTTAGGTTTAGGGCCACTACAGGTGTTCCTTGTTGTAGGTGTTATAGCATTTTCCCTGTTAATAGAAAGTATTCTAGGGTGACACTAGATATAACTGTACAGACTGGATCTGGCATGCTTATATTTGAGACACAGCCAGAGCCATCTAATGGTGAGATATACTACGAGAACAGTCAGAGCTTTGATATTGTAACGGGGTATCACAACGGAAACTTTCAGAACCAGACAAGTACACAGCCAGCTATAATTGACTTAGACTTCTTCAACTGCTTTACGTTTGGTAACGGTGCAGAGAGCTACAAGATAGGAGACTCATTAACAGGAGCTCCGTTCTACTTAGGTAGCAGGGTTACTGCCGTGTCTCAGGAGGACTTCAAAGAGGCTGACAGATACGCAACTATAACATACAGCGGTATATATAATGCAGAGACAAACCTAAATAAACTAAACGAGTTCAACCTTGCACTAGTAAACTGGAAGGACTGTGAGAAGTCTTTCGGTCCAATTAACGTGCTACATGCAAGGAGGACTGACGTACTTGTTTTACAGGAGGATAAGGTTTCAAACGTGTTAGTTGGTAAGAACTTGTTGTCTGACGCTGCTGGAGGAGGTGCTGTAACATCTAATCTAGAGGTGCTTGGAACTCAGATAGCAAGGATAGAGGAGTACGGAATAAGCAGCAACCCAGAGAGTTTTGTTGTGAACGGATACGACTCGTACTTCACGGATACTAAGAGAAACGCAGTGTTAAACCTAAAGGGTGAGGAGCTTACTCCTATATCTAGCCTAGGCATGACAAACTGGTTTAGGTCTCAGTTCAAGGATAGGGTTGGCTACCAGAATATTGGAGGTTACGATCCGTATATGAAGGAGTACGTGCTATCTCTTAATAATAATCTATTACCTTCAGATCCTATAGTATATAACTGTGGTGTAAAGATATCTCAGTATAATTTTGATGGAACATACACGTTTGATGTTGAGCTTGGTAGTGTTCTAGGAGATGTAGTCATTGATCACAACTTTCAATCTGGAGGTGCTGATATATTGGTAGTGTATGACGGAAGTAATGTTATAAATGAGGCTATAACTGGAGTTGGATCTAATTCATTCTACAAGTCATCCATAAATCCTACAACTATAACTGTAACAATTAGTGCAGAAATTGCTAGTAGTTATGATCTAGTTATAAGCTGCCCAGTAACTCAAGAGATAACCGTTGTTAGGGTTGTTCTTAACTCTGTTGATAACTTAGGAGAGACAATACATAACAAGTATAAATGGATATTTGACTCTATTTCTAGTGCGTACAGCACAGACTTTATAACTATGCAGGCCGACGGAGTGTCGCTATACGATGCTGACACTGGTATGAACTCAAGAGGACTTATTCCTGCGTTTGGAAGTACTGTCAAGATGAGCTCTAATAAACTAACTGATGACACGTTTGTGTTTGATGACAATAGATTCAAGTTCCTGGTATCTGATCAACTGTACACAGAGAGTCAGGTTAACTTATTACGAGGTGAGTTAGATGTAGCACTTCCAGTTTTAAATCCATCAAATGGAAACTACGAGGCTAGTTTTACATATGATAACCCAGATGGTGATCAGTACTTGTACCTTGTTTGGGATTACGCAGTAAGCACACCTATAAGTCTTTGTTATGACGAGAATTCTTTTTTTGAGCCTTGTAGCTGTGCAGCTAATATACTCACAGTATCTGTAACTGCTGTTGGAGAGACTACGGCAACATTTAATGGTAACTTTATAAACAACGGAGGTGATGTCAACGCCATAAGAGGATTTGTTTATGGAACAAGTCCTAACCCAACAACAGCAAATAGTGTGATAACAGATACAATAATTGGGACTGGAATATACTCATTAAATGCTACTGGATTGACTAATTCTGTTAAGTACTACGTTAGGGCATATACAATAGTTTCTGGTGAGACAGTATATGGTAACGAGTTAAACTTTACAACAATCACAGCCACTGTTACTGTTGGAACTAGTGGAGGTCAATTTCCAATTTGGGGTTATTCTAGAACTTCTACAGGAGATCCTTATTTTGGAAGTATAACACCTTATAATCAAATAGCTAAATTAAATAATGGACGTATTTTAGCATTGACTTTTTACAATAATATTCTAAAACTTTGGATTACAGGAGTTCCACAGTCAAATCCACCTATAAATTGGTATAGTATTACAATAGGTGATACCATAATTTATAGAACAAATTCAGTTTTTGGAGGAGACCCTTCTTTTGACGAACAAAATAATACATGGACGTTTCTTTTTACATCAACAAATATTTTAGGAACCACTGTAGGAATACAAAAAACAATAACAATAGTTTAATATGAGTGCCTTACAATTTTACATAGACTCAGCAAATTTTTCAACGGCAACTACAGTTTACCTGGACAGTCTACTGACAGATGTGGCTCCAGACGGGTACTACTCTTTACAGGGTTACTATAGAAGACAGGTAGACGGTGCTCTTACAGATGTTGCCTCGTGTCCAATAATAGATACGGTATCTGTAACTGCTGTTGGAGAGACCACAGCCACGTTTAACGGTAACTTTATAAACAACGGAGGTGATGTGAATGCGGTTAGAGGATTCGTCTATGGAACAAGTCCTAACCCCACAATAGCAAATAGTGTGATAACAGACACTGTTAGAGCGCAGGGTGCGTACTCATTAAATGTTACTGGACTAACATCTGAAGTTACCTACTACGTAAGGGCTTACGCTACAGTGTTTGGAGAGACTCTGTATGGGGATCAGTTAAGTTTTATAACTCCATGTTCTAATTGTGTTCCAGGGACAGAAATAACTATAGGAACTCAAATTTGGACAGGTTGTAATTTAAAAGTAGGTACTTTTAGAAATGGAGTATCAATTCCTCAAGTAACTGATGCAAATACATGGGCTACTACAAATGGTCCAGCTTGGTGTCATTATGATTTTAACCCTGCAAATGAAGCAGCTTATGGTAGACTGTATAACGTTTATGCTATTATTTCAACAGCTAATATAGCACCTACAGGCTATCACGTTCCAACAGATGCTGAGTGGACTACTTTAACAGCAACTTTAGGTGGAGGAACTTGGTTAGAACTATTTGGACCAGATAGTTGGTATCAACCTTTAATTGGAACAAAATTAAAAGAAGCAGGTAACTGTCATTGGTTTATTTCAGGTGGAGACAATAGTAGTGGCTTTAGAGCAGTAGGTGCAGGGCAAGCAGCTACAGCTGGATATTTTGCTGGTTTACAAGATAGTACTGTTTTTGGAACTACTTCAATAGCTCCAGGATCTTCAAATCGTTGGAGCTATCACTTAAGTGGTTTATATGATACTATTGAAAGAAAGTGGGTATCACTTAATCAAGGAATATCAGTAAGATTAATAAAAGATTAATATGGCAAACACACTAGCATACAGCGACGCATCGCAGGGATGGACATCATTCTTCTCTTACATACCAGAGAAGATGATAGGTATGAACAGTTACTTCTACTCATTTAAGGGTGGAAATCTGTGGAGACATAACGTGAACGAGACAAGGAACCAGTTCTATGATGCACCAATAGAAGACTGCAAATCAACAGTGACTGGCGTGTTCAACTTGGAGCCAAATGTTGTGAAGAACTTCAATACGTTTGTAACTAACGACGACAACCCTTGGAACTGCACGTTCTACACGGACCTTTCTAAGGGAACCGCTTTAGCGTCTCAGTTCGTTGAGAAGGAGGGTGGATACTTTGCGTACATACGTGGTGCATCAAATAACAACGACCCTAGGCTGAGATCAAACCACGGTATTGGGGTTCCAGTGTCTGTGGTTTCAACTAATCCAGCAGCTGTTGTTGTTACATTTACAGGAGAAATAGGTAGCATTATAAGCACAGGTAGTGACATATATGCTGGAGCTATAGTATCTAACGTAGTTGGATCAACTAGATTTATAGGGGTTATAGTTTCAAGGACTAGCAACTCTATAACCATAAACTGCTCAGTTGCTGGGGGAAGCCTTCCACTTGTTACAGACCTGGTTCTGTGCTCTAAGAACCTACAGGCAGAGTCCTATGGTCTTAAGGGATACTTCATGCAGTTTGAGCTAGAGAACACATCAACAAGTAGGGTTCAACTATATAACGTGCAGTCTAGTATTTTCAAAAGTTATCCTTAAAAATTCACTACCTTTGCAGTATGTATATACGAAAGTTAGAGCATAGCGACTACGACGAGATACTAACCAGGTGGTGGAAGGACTGGAGATGGTCGGCACCTCCAAGGGACTTCTTGCCAGAGGATGCAACAGGTGGTCTAATTATATACGACGAAGAGGTTCCAGTTTGTGCTGGATTTGTCTACATGACAAACTCTAAGGTTGGATGGGTTGAGTTTATTGTATCAAATATTGAGTACAAGGACAAAGATAACAGGAAACTGTATCTATCAACTCTTGTTAACTCGCTAGGGAATATACTAAAGAACGTAGGTGCAAAGTACACGTACGTGTCTCTAAAGAACGAGAGTCTGATAAAAATATACGAGGAACTTGGATACGTTAAAGGATCCCAGGGATGTTTAGAAATGATAAAACAATTATAGAATGGCAGTAGTAACAGGAGTAGCTATAGCAGCAGCAGGAACATTAGCCTCAGTAGGGATGAGCCTATCGTCAGCAGCCAAGCAGGCTAAGGCTGCATCTGCGGCAGAGCAGGCGGCTGGTGAGGCTGCTGCAAAGGCAGAGTCAGAGTATCAGAGAGAGTTTGCAGGTGGCGTACAGCTACCTATGGAGGCCTACCAGCAGGCTGGAAGAGAGGGAACTGCACAGCAGATGCAGGCACTTCAGGCCTTACAGGAGGCAGACTCACGTTCACTTGCAGCAGGTGTTGGTAAGGTTCAGGCTGCAGCCACAGAGGCTCAGGCTGGAATAACAGAACAGATGAGACAGGACCTTTTTGCGTTAGAGTCTGCTCAGATGAAGGAGAAGATGGCTAATAGGGACGCTATCGCTAAGATGAACCAGGAGCGCGCTATTGGCGCACAAACAGCTGCTGCAAATGCAGGGGCCGCTAAGACAGCTGCCATCACAAGTGCTGTATCTGGAGTTACTAGTCTAGCTGGTCAAGCATTACAAGCAAGTTCTTTGTATCCAAAGACTGGTGATGCAGTTACCGATACTTCTATAGCTGGACAACCTGGTAATACGTCTGGATTTGGAGGAGTTAATTATTCTTCATCTAGTTTTGGATCACCTGGTACAACACCTATTAGCTCAGTTAGTGCACCTGCAACATTTGGACCTATTAACAATCCTAATATGGTTTCTGCAGTAAGTGCTCCAAGAAAAACATTATCTCAGCTTCAAAAAGATGCTGGAAGTTGGTACGATAATTATGCAAATTCTTTTGATCAATAAATAAATGGAATACTACGGATATAAGGACAGAGGCGAGTCAGGTAACCCTATAGTTGACTGGGGTAAGATTGCAAGCGATCTTACAACTAATCTAACAAAGATTGAAGAGGGTAGGGAGGCAAAGCGTAAGGAGATCGACGATGTAACCCAGAGCTATGTTGACGAGATCAACAAGGTGGATGTTGGACACAGCCAGTCTATGGGAACATTCATTCAGGACGCGGCCAACTCTACCAAGCAGTACGCACTAATACAACAGAAGCTACTGAAGCAGGGCAAGATAGACCCTAACCAGTACAAGATGAACCTTCAGAATCAGAAGGACTCCTGGGGCGCGTTTACTGGTGTTGCTAAGAACTGGAACTCTAACTACGACAGGTTTGTAGACCTTCAGTCCAAGGGACTTGTTGGACAGCAGGCCGCAGACATGATGGAGCAGCTTGGTAGTATGCAGGACCTACAGAATAAGAAGGCATACATAGATCCAGCCAGTGGTAATCTGTACGCTGCAG